AGTCACTCAGACTCACCTCCTGTTTATTTTTGCATTAGAAAAGCACCCCGGAGGGTGCCCTTGCTGTTTATGCATTATTACGCATCTGTATTTTCTGTATCCTCTTCCATAGCATTATCCCAAGCTTCTTTAACCATAAATAAATAATATCTATCTTTAACCAATTCATTTATTAACCGTTCTCTAGTTTTTGAATTTCTTATGACTTCCTGAATATCTTTCTTATTTTTGATAAATCCCATTGATAACGCAGCTATTTCAACATTCCTTGATTTGAAATATGCAAAGAATTTACCTACATTTTTCGGGGATAATGCTTCCCAAATATCTTCTGACATGGATTCATCTAACACATCTACAAATTTACCAATAATTTTTTTTCTTTCACCATACGAATCTTCAGAACTTGCATTTTCCAAACTAATCCCTCTTGATATTTTTTGACATACACTAACGACATTTTGCATTTCAACTACATTTTCGTATTCTTTTGAATTATCTGCTGATAATATCTTTTTACCTACAGAGTCCAACATAAGATCCATTTTTTGAACCAATAAATTCATATCTTCGACAGCATTTTTAATGTTTTCATTTTCTTTATTTTCTTTCAATATAGCCAAATATTTTTTAAACATATCTGACCATTGTTTACTTAAGAAATCTTTTATTTGAATTATTTTATCAAATTCGGTTATTGGAAGATTCCCAAGATTTTTTATCTCTCTAATAAAACGGAAAACATTTATATCTTTTACATTTTTAAAATTAATCTTTGTTTTTCCATGTTCAATTTCTTCATAATTCATCTCGTAAATCTCATATTCTACATATACTTTGCCATCTATAAAAACATATATAGGGATACCTTCATTTACAGCACTTTTAAACTCATTTCTGGTTATAGATATATATTCTTTGAATTCATCTTTTACTTCACCTTCTGCCGGGCTTCCATAGTTACCCCCTATAATTAATAATACCATATCTGCACTGTGCATTGTTTCATAGCAAGCTCTATCTAAAGCTCGGCCAGGTGTGTATCCAATGTCTCCATCCTCAAACATAATCGGTTCGAAATCGTGTGCTTTTATAAAATTAGACAAATCTTCTCTAACATATTTCAAGTCATAAAAAGTTGAACTTACAAAAATACGTGGTTTCATGTCGTCTCTCCTTAGTATTTTTCTTCTATAATACATCACTTATCACCTCTATTTCAACATTTTATGTTCTTTACTATTTAATTATTCCTAAAATGCAACGATTAAGACACCCGCGCTATCAGGTGCCTTAATCGTGTCTTCTTGAGGAGAAATCAAAAATGAAAAACGTAGTAATTCTGTCTTTCCGTTCGTCTTTCGACGATATCATAATACCACATGTACTACTGAACTTCTATGAACTCTTTTTCTGGAAGTTCCAAATGCGCCAACGCTTTTCCATGCAGCTTCAATACCCATCTTTCAGAATAATGCATCTGCTCTGCAATCTCATACCACTCCATGCCCTTGATATATCGGTAGAACAATACATCATCCTCATTCCTTGATCTAAGCTTCTTGATTCTCCTTGCAATGTCCTGATACGTCATAATCCTCAGTCCACGTTCTCTCTTGAGTTCATCAATCAATCCCTGGATACGTGCCACCTCTCCGGACAGATCTCCCTGCCCTCCAGATCCATGAGGCATGCCGTCATAATTAATCGCCTTCGTGGACATCATCATTTCACGTAGCTCCTTGATTTCTTCCGAGATCCGGTTGACCCTTCTCACATGATCCTTATAGCTCCGGAGGTATTCCTTCTTCTGTTCGTTCTCTGTTTTCACTTCCTGCTCCACGTCCTATCTCCTCCCCTGTATCAATCTTGCTCCTCTTCGCCTTCTGCCTTGCCAAATAATCTAAGATTTCATAGCATGCCGGTGTCCTGAAGCGTCTGCTCGCTTCTTCTGTTGGCGGCTTTTCTGCCATCTGGTCACGGTCTGATATGGCATCGAGGCGCTGGCATTTGCTGTCACTCATCTATACCGCCACCTTTCACAATCTTGATTGCCTTATCCAATGCAAGCTTATCACTCATTTCACCATCCCAACATGTATTGAAATATTTGCAATGTCCACAATTCTCGCCTTCACAAGCGCCATATTCATTTTCTTTGATAACTTCCAATTGTTCCACAACCTTGCCCGCATCATAGGCTGTCGGCTGTTCTTCAACCAATCTGCGCATATCCCAAGCGCAATCCACTGCGTCAACAGTGCATGAATTATCGATTATATGACTTTTGAAATACTGTGCAATTGCTTTTTCTAGATTATCTGCATCAATTAGTCTCATCGTCCCCAACTCCTTCGTCGTTTTGTACTTATTCATCAACTTCCTGTTCAAGCCAATGTGTTTTGCAATCTGTGCACAGCTCTCTACTTGACTCAAGACTATTTTTTCGGCAGTATGCTCTTTCATCACCTACGTGATACGGGCATGATATGTTGTAATAAATCATAGCTTCTTCAGTTCCATCGTTATCATCAAATTGCACTCGGGTCAGATGTCCTCCGATAGATTCCAGCCCATCCAGCAATAGATTTATCATATACTCCCTATTTGTCATTCCGCTGCCTCCTTGTATGGTTCTGGCAACGGCATCCAGGCAGCAATTACTTTTGTTGAATACTCATAGATTCCTTCAAAAATACCATTTCCTACATACCTCAATTCTGTCACTAGACCATGCGAAAAGCAGGCAATTACATTGGTGTCATTCTCCGGTAATCTCTCACTGCACGGAATCCACTTACCAAATCCGTCTTTCTCCGCTACAATTTCTTCTACTCGCATATTATTCTTCCTCCTCCACATAATCCGGGCAGTTCTCTACAAACTCATAGGCATCCAAATCATCGCATTGTATCTGACACTCCTCCTGATCTGGACACTCTAAGCAACATTTGTCTTGCCCAAATGGGCAGATATTTCTACATCCCATAATCCACCTCCTGCACAACTCTCAATTGTTTTCATGTATCATCATCCTACCGCATAACTATGTCTAGCTTCTGCATAATCCCAATCATATTTCAGCTTTATCCGGTACATATTCTTGAATTTAGGTATATACTCAATCTTTTTGGGATTGCTATACTTAAATTCTTGCTGTTCCATGAATTTCTTAATTTCTTTCTTCGCATGCTCTTTCAGCATCAAATGCTCAAAAGTCGTAAATCCTTTTACATAAACCATCTTGTTATCTAGAACACTGTAAAATGCCAGCATTCTTTGTCCAGTTGCTGTTGCTTTATAACTATACGCAACTGTTTCTACCGGATTAATTTCTGATGCCCGTATCACCTCATGGTTCTGCAAATATATTTCTGCAATTTCCTCTGCTTTTTCTTTTTCAAAAAACACTCTATTGCCAATAGTGGAATCCAATACCACACCGTATGCTCCACGAACCATTGTACGATTTCCGTATGTCTTCAGAT